TTCTGCCTCGCCTTCGCGCTCTGCCGTTCCTCCCCCGCCCCCCGGATTCGTACTGGACTAAGCATGGCGCAAACCGCGACCAATCCACAAACGGGCGAAAAGGTCGTTTTGCAAGACGGCCAATGGGTTCCTATGGCCGCACCTCGTGCCGAGAGCACGCCACGTCGGTCGCCTACGCCTATGGCGGGAGACCCTCGCGCCTCAATTTTGGCTGCTGCTGGCGGGGCGCGGGCAACCTCAGGATACCGTGACCCCGCGCACAACGCGAAGGTTGGCGGCGTTCAGAACAGTTACCATACGCGCGGCACGGGACAGGCTCTTGATCTTGTACCAGCCGCCGGAGAGACCATGGCCGAGCTTCGCGCCCGGCTCGCGTCGTCTGGCCTTCCTCTGGTTGAGAACATCAACGAAGGCGATCACGTCCATGTGGCTTGGGACGGCCCCGGCCTGGGTGATGCGCTGGAACCTCCGGAAGCGGCTTCCTCCCCAGCAGTACAAACCGCGACAAACCCTCAGACCGGCGAGAAAATGCAGCTAGTGGACGGCATTTGGGCTCCAGTTTCTGAAGCGCCGATTGATATTCCAGACGATGGCTATCGTGCCGATCCTTCTTCTGGAGCCATTACCGTCGAGCAAATCGACCCAAATAAAGGCGAAGGCTATGACCTCGCCCTTGCGCGCGCGAACGAGCGGCAAGACCTGCTTGAGGGCGCTGGCGTCAGGTATGGGGCTGCGGAAGAAACAACGGGCTTCCTGAGCGACGAAATGGCCGGGGCTGCTGGCTTTGGTCAGCAGGGCATCGAAAACCTTCTGCGCCGTCTTCGCGGGGAAGACATCCAGATCAGCGCTATGGATGCCGCTCGCGCCGAATCAGACGCAATCAAGGGTCAGCGTCGCGAGTTTCAGGACGCTCATCCTTTCCAGGCTGCGGCAGGCGGGGTTCTTGGGGGGTTTGCATTTGCGCCTACGCGCGCCGCTGGGTTGCTGGGGTCTATCGGCCAAGCCGGAGCCATCGGCAGCGGGATTGGCGTGGCGGAAGGGGATGGGCTCAAGGGTCGTCTTCTTGGCGGCGCTGCTGGCGGCGCTCTCGGCGCTGGCCTTGCAGGCGGTATCGGTGTCGCGCCGAGCCTGCTCGCACGAACGGGTTCCGGCGTTGCAGAGGCCGCCTCGCGCGTTGCTCGTGGGTTCGGTGTAGCGCCCGCTGAGGCCGCCATTACGCCTCGGGCGACCCGCGCCGCTGAGCAATACGTTGCCGGCCTCGTTGGAGGCTCGGGAGCGGACATTACAGCCAACCCCGCAGGTCTTCTCGGAAAGCCGATCACCGCAGCAGAAGCTATCGGTCCGAATGGCGTGTCTCAGGTCGCGGCCCTGGCCCGTCGCTCAGGCCGTACCGGATTGCTTGCTCAGGATCAGTTAGGCGCGCGCGCTGCTGAAACTCAGCAACGCGTCGTTCAGGACTTCGCAGACCTGACCGGCGTGGACCCTGCCGGATCGGCGGACGTAATCGCCAATCTGGCCGATCGGGGGAGGAAGGCGGCGACACCGTTCTACGAGGCTGCTTACGCACGTCCCGGCGCGGTTCGCAGTCCGCTGCTAGATTCCCTGATGGAGCGCCCCTCTGTTCGTCGCGCGCTAGGAAACGCCGTCAATATCGCCCGTGAAGAAGGCCGCGACCCAACCACGCTTGGGTTTGTGTTCGATGAGGCCGGTGACGTGCTGCATGTGCGTGAGCCGTCCATGCAGACGCTTGATTATGTGAAGCGAGGGCTTGACGACGTTCTTGACGGTTATCGCGATCCGACGACACGTCGCTTGAACCTCGACACTCAGGGACGGGCTGTCGTCGGCACGACCAAGGCGCTGCGCGACGAGATGATCCGCCTCAACCCCGCCTATGGCGAGGCGCTACAGGCGGGCGGCGACCCGATCCGCCTTGAGGCGGCATTTAACGATGCTCCGAAGTTGTTCGCTCAGGCGATGGACGAGCGAACCTTTAGCCGTCGCATCGCATCCATGGGTGAAAATGAACGCGGGGCTGTCGTTGCTGGTCTCGCGGATAAGCTTTTCAATGACGCACAGGCTGGTCGCCTTCGTCCTCGCGCCCTGCGTATCCCCGCGTATCAGAACAAGCTCTCCGCTCTGATGGGGCCTGAAAACGCCGCATCTTTTATGCAGCGCATTGACGCCGAAATCGCCATGGCTGCTCAAGGCGGGCGCATGGCTCCGGGATCGAACTCGATTACGGGCGAGGTTACTCAGGCAATCCGCGAGCAAGATCAAGGGGTTGGTCTGTTCGCTGATCTGGCCCGCAATATCGAACAATCTGGCCCCATCGGCGGCGCAACCCGCACAGCCCTCAGTGCTGTATCGGCTCCTGTCGCGGGCTTTGTGCGCGGGTTCCAGGCCCCGGCAGGTCAGCCGGTCAGGGACGAAATCGGACGCCTCCTGCTAGGCACTCCTGACGATCTGCTGTCCATGCTGTCTCGTGCGCCTGCGCGTCGTTCGGGTCTTTTGGGGACCGGCGCAATTGCCACGGGGCAAAACGAGGCGCGCGGCCTGCTTAGCGCGCAGCGATGAAAAGCGCAGCGCGGGTCAAAATAGCGATGACAAGCAGTCCTGCGAACATAACTAGGTTCGGCCATGACTTGACTATTGGCTCTCTGACGGGCTTTTCGCCCACTAACCAGAAACGACCTTCGATTGGCGGTTCATTGCGCATCCTGCTAGACTACCACACAACGACGGGGGTTCGCTAATGTCCTGCTGCGACGACATCACAGCGGTAAAAACAGAGACGTTCGACTGGACGTGGACGTTTTCCGACGACTTCGACCTGACCGGGTACACGGCGCGGTTTCGCATTGCCGAAAGCCAAGGCGCATCCGTCCTTATGGAAATTGTTCAAATCTCCACGGTCAACGACTCTCGTACCGTTGTCACCACGTCCACCGTCCGCACGGTCATTAACGTCCCTGACCTCGTCACGCTTCCAAACGGCAACCCAGTCAGCGATCCGTGGGTGGGCGTTTTCGAGTGCGACCTGATTTCGCCAATTGGCGAGGTGACGCGGCTCGACTATGGTGATTTTGTTCTGGAAAAGGGCGTCTGATGGCTCGTCAGGTTACGGTTCGCATTGGCGGCAAAGAGCGCCCTGTCGTGGTCCAGGGAGGTAACATCGGCATCGGCACGAGCGTTCTGCTGGCGGACCTGAACGCTGCCGTTCTGGAGGCGGACGCAAGTGCGGACACGGCCACCGACGCCGCTGCTATCGCCACAGCAGCCGCAGCGTCCATTCCTGCGCAAGTCGCAGGCCGCGCCCTCATCGACGGCTCAAACATCATCTCGCCCGCGACGTTCCTTGCCAACATCGGAGGAGCAAATACCAGCGGCTCAAACCTTGGCGCGTCATCACAAACTTTCGTTCAGGCGCTGGGAAACTACCCCACGCGAGCCTTGGCTGTCGCCTCGTCCATCGTTGCGGTTCTGTCCTCAATCTCACTTTACGGATACGCGACGGCTGGGGATTGGGGCGGCCCGGTGTCCTACGTCCGGACTGGGGCAAATCCAGGCAACAATGCGGGGTTTCAGACAGCGGACGGCCAGTGGTGGAAGCCTTCTGTTGCGCACCTGACGCCTGAAATCTTCGGCGCAAAAGGAGACAACAGCACGGACGACAGTGCTGCGTGGCAGAACTGCGTGAACTACGCTGCGGTGGTCGGTCTGGATGTTCGTCCGCCTTCCCGATCTTACCCTATCGGGACCGTCGTAGGCGTGCCCGATAGCGTCAGGATCGATTGCGCAGGGCGTAGCGACAAAGGGACCGTTTTCCGCTCCACGACGGCGAGCGGAACTGTTTTCCGGTTCGATGGTGACTTTATCAGCTTGCGCGGGTTTCAGTGCCGCTCCACGGCGTCGAAAACAGGCGGTGCCTACATCGACATCAATGGCCGGTCCAACTGCGTTGTTGATGATTTCTATCTCTACAACGGCTTTATCGGGATTGACCTGAAAGGCACGAACGCCAGCTTTAACCGATTTTCGAACGGATACGCCTCCACGTTCCGGGCAGGAACGGGGGTCGTCATAAAGATCGACACAAACGGCGTTGAAACCAGTATCTTCAATATCGCCACACAGCACGATCCTGCGAACAAGCCGCTGGCGAATATCCAGGCTATCCAGTGCGGTGACGTCTCTGTCATTAACTGCAACCTGCTTCAGGCCGTCAATTCGGTTTATCTTGCTCCGACTGCTGGTAAGGTCGTTTCGTCTTTCAAGGTTCTTGGCGGCTATCTGGACAGTTCATCTTGCGCCCTTCGCGCCGAAGGACTGGGCGGCGACATCGTCAGGTGTTCTATGACTCAGGTCTGGAACGGCGGCGGATCTCTGATTTCTGGCGGTGGTAACGGAGTGATTCTCCGTAATACGGGTGGAGGAACCTGCTCCGGTTTCGACATGATCCGGTGCGAAGTCCCGCTTGTCACGAACGGCGTCGATTGGGATTCGGGCTGGACTGACGTAAACATCGCAAACTCCACACTTAGCCAGTGTGGCGGTACGGCTGTTGTCGTCGGGAACAATGCGACTCGCTGGTCCCTGTCCGACAGCACGATTGCACCATCTAACGGACTTACGCTCAACAACGTCGGGCTGTCTATTGGCACCGGATGTAACGCCTATAAAGTCGTTGGTAACCGTATTTTCGGAAACACCACCAATTACGTAAACGGATCGACCGGGGCGACGGATCGGGAGATCAGCGGAAACATAGGACTTCCTAATCAACTTCGCATCGGATCGGGCGTATCCTTAGAAAACTATACGGTTGCCCGTAAGGCTGCTGATGGTTTTCTGGAGATCACGCCAGAGCAGGCCGGAAGCAACGGCGTACGCGTTTTTGTTCGCAGTGGCGGCGGCAGTACATCTGAAGCCTTTGAGATCGACAACGCAGGTCGCGCTACCCTGCCGTTCCTTGTGGGCCTGTCGTATGCTAGTGATGCCGCTGCTGCTGCTGCGGGTGTCAGGGTTGGCGGTTTGTATCATACGTCGGGAACCGTGAAAGTGAGGACTGTGTGATGAACGTGATTCTCAAATGGGCCAGACGCGAGGTCATGGCAGGACGCTGTCAAAGAATTTCAGTTCCTTCAGTCGGTCGTGTATGGCGGGCGGAGGACGGCAGACTTATTACAGAGGAATTCAAGAAATGAAAAAACCAAAGCCGGTTACGATGCGTACGGGACCTGGCGGTCACCCGACGCCGCCGCCTCCCCCGCCACCTCCTGGTGGTCGCGCCGCGTCTAAAAAGAAGTGATTCTCTGGGGTCTCGTCATTCTGGCTGTCTGCTTTGTGGCGGACAAAGAAGCGAGACCCCATGCTTTCATTTTGGCCGCCGGGTGGCTGCTGGGGTTCTACGCTGCTGTCTGGTGGCCGATTAACCCGCTGATCAGCACTGTGGCAGGACTGACGTTTCTTTGGCTGCATCTCCGCTCACCAGCATGGTGGAAATTCGCGCTGGCAGGGCTGGCGCTGTTCATGCTCGGCATGGACTTTGTTTACGCTCTCTACCTTTTACAAGGGACGTGGATTGGTCCACAATACGACTTTACGTTAAGTGTCGGATTGGCGACACAACTCGCCCTTGTGGGCCATAGGGGTGTTTTGAATGGCCTTGGTGGGATGGGCGAGTGGATGTCTGGTCGTTTTCATCGCCAGCGCGTTCATTCTGGTGCATCGCGCGATGCGGAAGTGCCGTAAATGATGTCAGGATTCCTTGTATGGTTCGCGGAAAACAGTTGGCTTTACGTGGGGTCGGTCTCCGGATCGCTGATCGCGATGGCCGCTGCGCGGAACTTGACGTTGCTGGGGCGTCTTCAAACCCTGATCGTCGGGACCCTTTCCGGGTGTCTGGCTGGTCCCGCGATTTGCGAGCTATGGTTTTCGCAATATGATCCGCAAACTTCACGAATCCCGTCGTTCATCTGTGGTCTGGTCGGACTCACGGCGCTGGGGCTTATCCCGATCATTCTCAAACGGTCGAAGGATTTCTTCGAGAAATATCAATTCAAAATCGTCGCTGCGGAGTCGCCTGATGAGTAGCTACCTGACTGCTCAAAGGTGGATGGATGCCATGGACGTGAAGGCATACGCAGGCGCGGGCTTCTTTGTCCTCTGTGTCGTCGCCAGCGCTGTGTTCGGCGTCCTCCCACACGGAAGCCTCATCTACATCAACGCGCTTGTGTCAGGCGCAGCCTGGATGATCTGCCTTGGCATTCTGATCTTCGGCGGTAAGCGCGTCGATCTTTACGATACGGTGACGGCGGCGTTGCTGGCGGGCGGGCTGACAACGTCAATCCCGTCCCTGTTCACGGCTGAATCTGTCGTGCAATGGGGATCGACCTTCAGCCGTCTGGGCGTCTTGATGTTCGCCATTCGCTGGGCGTGGAACATCTATGTGAAAGTGCAGCACGAGAAGGCCGCCAATGATGTCTAGGGCGGAAGACAATGAGGCGTTTGTTCGCGAAGTTCAGGCGGTGCTGGGCGTTGGTGTTGATGGTCACGCTGGGACTCGCACCGTACAGGCGTGGCGTAAGACGCAGACCGTGGCGGGAAATACGTCGGCGGCGCACACGCTGACCAAGCCATCCGACTTCTTCGCCGCCTTAAGGCTGAAGTTCGGCCCCATGTCGCAATCACAAGTCACCGGCTTCAACGAGGTGCTGAAGGCCATGTCGGCTTGGCCTGTGTCGTGGGCTGCGTATGGACTGGCGACGGCATGGCACGAGACAGCGGCGACGATGCAACCTGTCAAGGAGTACGGCGGTGAGGCATACTATAAGCGCATGTACGACATCACCGGCGAGCGTCCCGGTGTCGCTCGCAGTCTGGGGAACATGTCGCCTGGAGACGGCGTGAAGTACGCCGGTCGCGGATATGTCCAGCTAACAGGCAAAGCGAACTACGAGAAGTACGGTCTGGCCGGTCGTCCGGATGATGCCATGCTGCCGCACGAAGCCGCGCGCGTGATGGTTAACGGCATGGAGCGCGGGCGGTTCACGGGGAAGAAACTGGCCGACTATCTGCCGGGGGATTACGTCGGAGCGCGGCGGATTATCAACGGGCAGGACAAGGCCGAACTGATCGCCGGATATGCGCAGACGTTTGAGAAGGCGTTGGTTGCGGGTGGGCGGTAGCAAAACGCCCCCGGCGTGAACCGAGGGCGCTGGTCGCGGCACTGGAGAGTGCGCAATGGGGTTGCAACTAACGAACAGATATACCGCCCGCCCCACGGCAATCGACACCCTAACCAATCCGCGCAGGGCGTCAACCTTAGCCCTTCAGAAACTGAAAATAGACCTTCGCGCGGGCGACGGTATCTTCCGCAGAAGACTCGCCCTTAAGGTCGTGACAGGCCTGTTGAAGCGCATTCTGACGATAGTAGCTGTTGGGATCAAAGTCCGACAGACCGGCGGTTCCGCAAGATTGATTTCCCGCAGAAAGCTCACCCGCTTGGGTAGCTTGTTCGGTTTGGTCTTCCATTTTCTTTTCCTTTGGAAGCGCTGCAAAATCGCAGCCGTGACAGGGTAAGCGAGTTATGCCACACTCGCAACCATGAAAACTCCAACCACCTACACCGCCGCAATCCTCAAGTTCGACGCCATCGTTGAGCCCGTCATCATCGCGGCGAACAAGTTGCGACAGGCGCGCGATGCACGACCGATCTGGATGTGGGCGCTTGTACCTGGATTTGTACGGAGGCCGATGGATGCGCTGTTCCAGGCTATTGAGGCTTATGACAGGGAGATCGGGCGGATTAAAGAGGGGCGTTAAGCTTCTGCCACTAATCGATCAACGCGATTCCACAGCATCTGATAGGTCTCTTTTGGCAGAACCTCGCGGCAGGCGTCGATAAACATACGCTCCCGAGTTCCTTCCATTTCAAGCCGTCTCGCCTCTTTTTCGGCCCTCAATATGGCGGCCTTCTTGACCGATAGGTTATGCCGAACGGCCTTAATGCGCTTGATGGCTGCGTTAGCTTCGACAATCCATGTAACGTCACGAAGCTCTAAAAGCTTGGCGGTTTCGTCAGCGCGATCCCACTCTATCGACTCCATCGCCTCATCAAGGCGCTTAAGCGCGGCGTCGATCTCTTCGCTGGTGTCGGCGTCTTCGTTATCAAACTCTCCGTCGATAACCATCCACGTCAGGGCAAGGCACTCGGTACGCTTTTCACGCTTATTGGGATGCGCTGGCTTTCTCAGTTTTTCCAACCGCCTCTTGATGGCCGTTGAGATGTACCGGTGCACCGACAAGGCGGAAATGGCGCGGTTTTCCCACTCCACTGTCGCATCGCGATAATCCAGATCGGCCTCAATGCGGGCGATCCGCATATCGACCTCGTCCCTCATCGACTCTAGTGCATCGACATCATTGATTTGATTTATCTGATCGCGGCTTGGGAGCCGATCACGTTGCTTCGAACGCAATTCCAGGTCGGTCATTTTCTCTCTCTTAAAATGGACGTTCTGGACGAAGGTTTTCAGGAAGACGATTCCCGATCCCTCGTCCGCACGACGGACAGTTGTTTTTATCGCCAATGCGGAAGTCAAAGCAAGCGTAACAAGCTGCGCGGGTACGATTGATTGGAAACGTCACCACAGCCGCACTCATGGTCTCTCCCCCTTGTGTTGGTGGAGGGCTTGGCGGGCCCACGGTGGCCGTATCGGCGGACGCGTGACGAACCCAAGTCCTCTTCGAAACCGAACCTTCTGTTGGCGGGTCATGTCGCCCATCAGTTCGTTGCACTGTTTATGGGCAAGAAAGATGTTATCGCTTTCCCATGTACCGCCGTGACTTTTGGGGGTCAGATGCTCCAGCGTTCGGGAAAGCGATCCGAACCGCTCAAACTTCCCGGCGCAAAGCCAGCATTGGTTTCCATCCCTTGCGGCGGCAGCCTCCGTTAGCCGTTGTCGCTCTTCGTGGCTCGGACGCGCCTCAGCCAGTTTGCGCAGATCAGACATCGGTTGCCCCCTTGTGTTGGTTTGGGGAGACTTCGCTTCGCTGCGTACCCAGCTGGGGAGCAGATGGGGCGGTGATGGGCAGCATCTTCCATTCGGTCGGCCACGTTGATCGCTCGCCGTCCTCGTTGATCGCCCAGCAATAGCCGTCCGACCAGTCCTGAGGCGGCTCCTGATCGCGTGTGAACATCCAGCACCCGCACGGCCCGTTCGTGCCTTCGACTGTGTCTCTCAGCCAAGCGACCACGTTGTCATCCCCATGGCCAGGGATGCGCACCTGTATCTCTGTACCATCGCGGGGCGCAGTTTGGATCGGCTTCCAAGTCACGGCTCGCCTCCTACAGACGGGGCTTCGGGGAGGGGCATCCAGTGGGTGGGGTAGTGGCCGCCGAGAAGCGGGCAGGACCATCCAAACTCTGTCATCTGGGAAATCTGGGCGCTTGGGATTTCGCCCATGTCCACGCCTCCGTCATCGTGGAGACACCCCCATGTCAGAACTTGCGTCCCGTCCTTCGGCGCGCTCTCAATCGGCCTCCACCCTGAACGGGCTGGGGTCAGTTCGCCAGGATTACTGGCGCACTCAGCAGGCGTCAGGAGGGCGAGGATGGCGTCGGCGTCTTCAAGATAGAAGTGCCAGACCGGCGCTTCAGACTTGGCCTCGTTCATCCAGATCGAGTGGCCAATATCAATATGGCCGCGCTGCTTCGCCAACACCCTCGCCACCGCCTCCCTCAAATCTCCCTGTGGAAGGGGGTCGGGGGCGGCTGTATCCAGCCAAGCGCCTTCCTCGTGAATCGCTTCAAGGCAACGAGTCGATCCGCCGGTCGCGTATCCGTTGATCGCGTCGAGAAACGACGGCGGGAAAGGGGCCATCGAAAGCGGGGCGATCACATATCTCGGCTTCGTGCTCATGACGGCTCCTTGGCGGCAGCGAGGCGGGCTTTGCGGGCTGCAATCAGAATGACCCGTTTCAGATGGGGCCAGCGAACGGCTTCGCGCTCGGCTTCTGTCTCGATGGCCTCCAACGCCTCCCCCATCCCCGCGACCTGAGCCTCAAGGGCGGTGATGCGGGCGGCGGCTTCGAGGGGGAGATCGCTGGCCCGGTTGGCGTTATCGAGAAGCGCGGCCCACGACCGCAACCGTTCGACCAGGCCCTCCACCTTCTCGGGCGGGTTGGGCTGGGTCATTTGCTGTAGTCCCGATAGATATGTGATCGCCCGTACGGGCCGTTGGCGGAGACGCGCTGGACCGTTCTCAGCCAAGCCCATCCTCCGCTGATCAGGCGAGTTGGAACCCACAGAAAGACGGGGACGTAGGACGTGCTCATCTCGCCTCCGATGCGGTGCTGAGGGCCTTCAGGATTGCGGCGGGGTCACCTTCAAACGCTTCGATAGCTGCGTTCACGATTGCGTCGTGACCGGGGTAATATTCGCCTGTCAGCAGCCTTCCGTCGTATCCGTGCATGACGGCCCAAATCGCGTCGCTAACGCGCTCTCTCGCCGCGCTTTCCAGCCGAGCGATCAGCGATGTGTTATCGGTCATGGGTTCAGTTCCACGACGAATGATCGTTGAAGGGCAGTCTGTCGGGATCGTCGGACGTGGCCCAGATGCGCGGCCCGGCGTCATCTGTTCGGGTCATGAGGGCCAGCTTCTCGAAAAGCTCGTCCACCATAGCGGCGCGCTCGTCGTCAGAGCCGCCCGCCACCAGCAGTGTCAGCCGCGCCATCACGCCACCTCGAAGGTGAAGTGACGGGGGCTGTATCCAATGCGACCGAGGCTTTCCCAGCTATCCCGCTCGCGCAGCTTGGCGAACGTGCGGACCAGAGATGCGCCGGGCTTGCCATTGCCGCTGAAGCGCTTTCTGTCGGCCTTGATGATCTTGTTGAAGCAATCGGCACCGATTACGCCGTGCGTGTCGGTTTGAACGCCGTGTTCCAGAGCGCGACCGCAATGGTCGCAGCGGCATTCGCGTTCGTAGCCGAGGATCGAGATGGTCATTTCGTTTGCTCCAATCGTGTATGCGATTGAACATATACCGCGTACATGGTATGTCAAGCTATCACGTACACGAAAAGAGACTGCCTTGACCGACTTACATGTACAGGCTACCCCGCGCCGCATGGGACGAGCGAAGCTGTGGCACGAGAACGTCAACCTCACCCTCCCTCTGGGGGCCAAGGCGCGGATGGATGCCGTGCTGGCTGACGGCGAGGACCGTCTCGACCTCATCCGCGCGGCTATCGACAAGGAAGTCTCTCGCCGAGAGCGCGCCAAGCCCAAGTCGTAGCCCATCACACGCCCTCCCCAGCGGTGGGGGCCAGGGCGGCGAGGCATTTGGGGCAAGTCGCGGGGCTGTCCGGCTTGGCGAAATAGCAGCGGCCTATCGACTTACCGCAGAGCGTCTTTTCAGGGCCGCGAATGTGGAGGATCGGGTTCGCAGGCGGCGGGGTCCAGACCATTACTTCGCCCCCGTCAGAACGGCTAGGGCTTCTAAGGCGTCGCGGGCCACGGTTTCGGCGTCGTCCAGTTCGACCATGGCGGTCGTCCCATCGGGCAAGTGCTTTTCTCGCCCGTCCCTGATCCGCTCCAGCGCCTTCCGTGCGACCTCAACCGCCCCGGCGGCTTCGATGGCATCTGAGACTGAGCTGAAGCCCCGCTCTTTCGCCATCCTGATCATGTGCCAGTAGGTCTTTTCGACGCCACTGTGTCCACGCAAGTCCTCAACCGCCCCGGCCAGACCGGAGGGGTGGGCGTACAATAGCGCGATGATGTTGGCGGGCTGGACTAGGGCCAGATATTCGAAGATGACCTGACTGTTCTCATCCCATGCGCTGTGATGCGCCCCGTTTTCGTCGAAGCTGTAGTCTTCTTCGATTAGACCAACGTCGGTATTGTGGGCGTCGAACAGGCGCTTGCCGTACTCGGTTTCCATATACGGGACCATGTAGCCGGTATGGGTATTGTCCCCGATCCCGTACTCACCCTCGCCCTTCTCGATGTCGCTGCCCCAGAGCCCCGGCGCGATCTTAGCAGCGGCTTCAGCGGCCTTGCGCAGTTCAGCATGAGCCACCGCCCCGGCCTGTGCGGGTGGGGAGGAGGACAGGGCGGTGAACAGCCGACGAAGGACCCGCAGGGGCAGATCGTCATCGCCTTGGACGCAGTATCCGTCATCTTCGGCGCGCAGGCTATCCAGCAGCACCCGAAGCTCATTTATTTCGGCCAGCACCGCCCCGCTCTCCCCGCCCGGTTCCGAAGCGGCGGGGGCTGGACGGGCCATGCAGGCGCGATAGCCGCACCGCTGACAGAAGTTGCCTCTCCGCTCGCATTTCTCACCATCCTCCGAAGCGGCGGGGGATAGGCCGGCGAGACGGAAGGCGATGATGTCGTATCCGCAGTTCCTGCGTGGGCTGTGAAGCCAATCGCCCTTTGAGTGGATGTCCCCAGTCTCCGTTCCGTCTCGGAGCCTCGCGTTGATGATTTGACCCGGCACCGGGTTTTCGCCGCCGGTCCATGGCATCCAGCCGTCAGGGCCGGGGCGACCGATGAAGGTGAAGCGCGAAGGCATCCACGACAGACCAAAGACGTTGATCTCGCTGGTGTTCCCCCAGTCTTCGATACCCTCGACAGTGACGATCTCTCCGACCGAAAACGATACGGTGCTCTCGACGGCCCGCAGCACGTCCCCCGCCTTCAGCAGCGTCACGTCCTCGGCAGTAAGCGGGGTGTTGGGGGTCGGGGTCATTGGCCGGTCGCCTTCGCGATGGCGATTTCATCTTCCCAATCGCGGTGATCGAACAGGGCGTCGGTCGCTGAGACGGCCTTGTTGAGGTCCGCGAACACCTTGTCAGCTACCTCAAACGCGTGGCCTTGAATGCGCGTGATGCCATCCGGGTCAGCGTTCCAGTCGTATCCGGTTGAGCGCTGCGCGGTGGCGGTAAGCGCGTCTCGGAGAAAGCGGACAGCGTCATAAGCGCGGATGGTCCGTAGGCCACGCTCAATGCGCTCTTGATCTAGCCCCGCCCCCTGCCCGCCCGGGGTGGGTTGCGTGGATGGGGTGGCGTGTGTATCCTGCGGTTTCGTCATCTTCTCTCTCCAGAGTTTCAAGGATGATGGTGGCCGGTCTCTTGTGATGAGGGACCGGCCTTTTTTGTTATTTACGAAGAAGACGACGGTGAGCGTCGATCTGATCCATGGCGCGATCTTCGTTTTCAGCCACATGCTCAACACCATGTTCGTCTTTCCAGACAGCGTGATCAGCAACAACCTCGATTTCATATCCGCGATAAATCATCATCTCTCTCCATATCCGGTAACCACACACTACGCCCTATTCGTCCGCCGTCAATGCCTTTTTCTCGCGATGACGCTTCCACCTGATTTCGTTGCCCTTTGGCTGGATTTCAGCGCGGACCTCAGGCGAGACAGCCGCGTAACCCTTCCTCCCCTTAACCGCCCCGCCCTTCGCAGCGATCTCCTTGCGGCGCTCGGGGGTCATGAGGGCGAAGCCACGGGGGGCGCGGGGAGGGGTCATTGCCCGCCCCACTGTTCCGCCATGGCTTCGGCAAAGCCAGTATAGAACCTGGCACGCTCTTTAGCCCTGTCTGGTCCAGGCGGCATGTAGTGAACGCGCTCACGAACGTTTTTCGGTAGCTTCATCATTTCCTCATAGGCGTTGTCCGTCTCGCGCAATGGCATCAGGCCGCGCAGCCCAAAGCCCGTTTTCTTCTGTTCCAGATGTCCGAACTGATACGGCTGGACGTATTGAACCAAAGCCTTCTTTCGCTTCCTGAGATGTGGAAACAAAACGCTGGCGGGGTTCTCCATGGCGACACGCGGGGACATCATGCACGCAGCATCCCAGACCTTGAGCGACCACTCAATGGCGTCCAGGCGCTGTTGATATTCTGGCGACCCTTCAGCGTATGTCTTGTTCCCACACACCGCCATCGCCGTGCACGGAATGTGCACGATGATCAGGTCCCACGGATGCAAGCCGATGGCGTCCATCACGTCGCCCTGAATATGCCACCTCGGGTCACCCTCGGTCGGCAACAAGTCGCACGACCAGGCGTCGTGACCGCGCGCACGAAAGGCGTCGCGAACCGTAGCCGAATACTCACAAGCAATCAGGCATCTCACGACACACTCCCCGCCAACCGCGCCTCCCGCTCCAGACGCCGGATCATGGGCTTCAACGCGCGCTGTGCGTCGATGGAGCGATCAACCGCAAGCCTGGCTGCTATCAGGGCCGCCAGAGTCGAGGTGCCCGTCAGCGCCGTTGCAGCGCGTTTCGCGTCGTTGTGTGCGCGGGTGGCGAGGTCGTGGATGTTTGAGGGGATTGCTAGGCGGGTCATGGGATGAGGGTCCAGATTGTAGCGGCGGCTGAAGCTACAGCCGAAAGGAAAGTGATGATCAAAAGCCATCCTACGATCTGTTCAAATGAGCCTTGCGGATCATAGTCCTTGTGATGCATCGCTGACCGATGAATGCCAAAGACCACGAACATCAGGAATGTCGAGACAGCCCATATTTTCAGAGGGATCATGACCAAGTTCCTACAAGGATTCCTGCGCAAAGCAGCAAAACAGTCAAAGAACCAAAAACGTATATGAGCGGCTTGACCCAAGCCTTTTTGGTTGTGCAAAACAGCGCCAGAGAGGTGTATGCCAAAATGAGGCACGGAAGCGCGGTGGAGCCAAGTTTCCATCCGAGATCGCTCATCCAAGTTTCTCCCACACCCACATCGCCACCAGCAGCGGCCCAAGGATAAGAACGGCGGCAGCGACGATCAGGGCCACGCACCCGACGACCAGTTGCGTTACAGGCCAGACGCGACCGGCGTCGTAGTCGTTGATGGGTTCGGGGTCGGTCATTGTCCACCTCCGGGCGATGCGATGAACACGGCAAGATTGATAAGCACCACAAGAGAATATCCAAGCGCATCATGCCAATTCTCTTCCTTGGCCGCCTCTCTTGCAAAGAGGGTCGTCACGCCCGCTAAGCCCACGATAAACAGGTTAACCCAAATCATCTCTCTTCTCCCAATTGAACCGCACGCGCGGCCTTGGATGTTAGCGTGTCCAGACGCGAAGTCAGGAGCCTCATGCGGTGAATGTCTTCCGACGAACTCGGGCCGAACCGTTCCAGATTGCCAATCGCCAGATTGAGCAGGCTCATCGAATTCTCAAACGACGCCGGGGCGCGGACGTTGAGGGTTTCGGGGTGTTGGACGCAGTCGGTCATTTCACCGCCTCTAGCGCGGAAAGTTTGAAAGTTAGCCGGTCGCCAGCGAACGTGCCGTTGATCGCAAAAACCCAAGCCCATCCACCATCGATAGCGATAACGCGATAAAGGTAGGGGGTTTTCTTGTCGCTAAAGGTTGAACCGTTCGTGACCGTGTTTCCGATCTCAATCACTTCACCCCCTCCATCTGCACATCAACCATCCGCCCGACCAGATACGGCTCGGCGTCGATAATCATACAGGCGATCTCCGTCGCCTGGTCGTGTTGCTGTTCCGGCGCGGTGTGTTTGCGCACCAGGGCGACCACGTCGGCTACGGTCTTCTCCGCGCGGACGACGAACTCAGTCGCCTCGTCGCGGCTGGCCTGAGTGTTGCCGTGGCGGTCTGCGTGTTCGGCGAAGAACTCGTTGGTCGCCGCGTAGAGGGATTGTTGGGCGGGGGTGTGGGTCATTCGCCCTTATCCCTCAGATCGAGCGAGGATTCGTAACGCTCACCTGTTCCGCCACATCGTCCGCACGAATATCTATAGCCGTTTTCTTCTTCAACAAACTGATCGCCCTTGCACTCAGGGCAGGGCTCTCCACACCAACCGTCGTCATTCTTGCTAATCGGCATCTTCAATCTCCAGTTCCAGTAACCGGAACCATGGACGGGGATTGAGGGGGTGTCAACAGATTATTTTCGTGTTGCGACGACACGATTTCAGAGGTACGGTTTAGGGACGCTGATTGAGCGGACTGGAGAGAATGAATGACAGATATGTATCTGTGGACGTGCACAGACCACGACAGCGTTTATCCTGTGGGGTGTGCGTCCCTGGTCATCGCGGAGACCGAAGAGCGCGCCGAAGAATTGCTCAATGCAGCCCTTCAAGCTGCCAACCTAGACGCGCGGAAGGCCTTCACGCTGAAGCGCCATCCCGTTAATCGCGAATACGTCGAAATTCTCAACGATGGTGATTACTGATGACCCGCGACGAAGTGACCGAACTGCTGCGCAAGAAGATCGAAAAGGTCGGCAGCGTCCCGAAGTTCAGCGGCAAGTTCGACCTGTCGGACCCTTACATCCGCAACGTCCTGTCGGGACGCACTTCGCCAGGGCCGAAGATTTGCAAAATCCTAGGGATCGAGCCGGTGGATAAGAGCTGGAGGTATGTGAAGTGAAGCGCGCAGCATGGTTTATCGGCGCATGGCTGTCAGCAATGGCGATCTGCGTTGGCGGGTTAATAGCCGCAAAAATTGGAGCTTATACAGCCGAGGGCTTTTGGTTCTTCGCCGCCTGCTATCTGACCTTCATCCCTGCCATGACTATCTGTCTTGTGAAGGGTATTAATCATGAGTGAGAGGTCACCTTTTCAGGACGAAGCGCCCGCACCACTGATCCTCACCCCCGCCGAACGCCAATACCTCCTGCGCCTGCTCGGCGGGTCGCTGGAACTGGCGGACGGGTTCACGGCGCAGGATGTGCTGGAGTTGCGGGGGAAGCTGGAGGGGATGGGATGAACTGGAAAGACATGCCCGCCGATGGCCTTGAAGGCGCAATCGTCCGGTTCAAAACATCGCTCCCCGGATGGTGGTTTTCGGTCGCAGAGTGTCAGGTGTCTTGTGACGCCTCGTGCGCCCCCACTGTCGAAAGTCCGCACATCGCATTGATCGAGAAAAACAGCGCATTCGACAGTGGGTTTCACGTCGATCTGCGCCAACCCTCGACCATGGCAGATGCGCTTATGAACGTCATGCAGCAGGCGTTGACGGCGGTTAAAGAGGCCAGCGCATGATCACCCACGCCAACCAGAACACCACGCCGTGGACGCCGGAGAAGATTGCAACCCTGATTCAACTGCACAAACAGGGCCGATCCTTCAACCAGATCGCGCACGAGATGAAGATGACAAGAAATCAGGTCTGCGGAAAGCTGGACCGTCTGGGTCTTGTCGGGGCTGAGTCCAGGCGTATCCGCACCTATCACCGGAGGATCAACATGAACCCGCGCAAGATCGACCGTGGCGACTGGGACATGAAGCTGTTCGAGCCGTGGGCCGTGCGGAAAGAACGGATTCAGAGGGAGCGCGCCAATGTGCGATAACTGCGCCCGGCTTCAGCGACAGGTCCGCGAGCTTAAGGAGGAGATTGCGGAGTATGAGGCCCGAAAGGCTCCGGTTGTTCCGGAAGCGGTAAGGCTGCAAACCAAGCACGACCTGTCGCCCGCTGAAGGTCGCGTGCTTCACGCCCTGGTTCGCCACAGTCCCCATATCGTCACCAAGGACACGATCCAGAACCTCATCAGCGGCGACAACGGGACGCTGGAAAACATCGTGCGCGTCATCATCAGCAGGCTTCGCCACCGCCTGCCTCCGAAGACGATTATCAACGTCTTTGGTCAAGGCTATCACATCCCAGCCGACAAGCTGGCAGCGGTTAAATGAGCAAGAGGAATTAGAATGACCAACGTAATCCCGTTTCCCGAACCAGCGCCAGTTGAAGAATCCGAAATGGTCATGATGACCATGGAGCAGGTTTTTCAGGTTCTCACCAAACAGAAGACGGTCGCAGACATCAAATGGGAAAAGCGACACGAGGAATGTCTGAACGAGCTTCGCCCCTACAGCATCGCGGACCTGCGTCGGTTCTGGGATGAGGTGAGCGACGAGACGAGTTTCTATGAAGGGCCAGAAGGCATGTTCGACTGCGCCGACATCCACACCGTTCTGAACGAGAAGGGTGATGGATATTATTGTGCGGTGTAGTCCGTTGAACGGCCTTGCGCGCGTCATGACCATTCTGGAGTCATGTCCCGGCACGGTCGCCAAGGAGGTGTTTTATCGCCACGGCATCCCGCAAGCGTCGCTGCTGACGTGGATCAGCCATGCACGGCTTGAGGGTGTGCAGATCGAGTCCGTTCGGTGTCTCGGGTATCGGCTGGTGCGGGGATGATTCGCCTGTCTCTGCCAATGCCCCCGACCGGGAACAATATGTTCACTGTGCGACACGGGCGAAAGATCATGAGCCCTAGCTATCGCAAGTGGCGTATCCTGGCAGAGATGGACATACAGCGTCAGATGCTAGACCAGGCCCCGCTAACCGGCCCCTACCGCCTATCCCTTAAGTTCGACAGGCCCTCACGCGCAGAGCGCGACCTTTCCAACTACATCAAAGGACCAGAGGACGCGCTTGTTCTCTGTCAGTGCGTAAGGGACGACAGCGACTGCGTTGCGCTTTATGCGGAGTGGACGGACAGAGCGCCGGGAAAAGATGCACAAGTCCATATTCTGCTTGTCCCCGCGCCCGAACCCGCATAAACTGTCCTCTCAATCTGCCGAGAGAAATCGACCATATGACCGGCGATTAACAGAATATGTGCGGAGGTCTCCGTGTAGCGTAAGCGCACGGTGAAGTTTGGTCGCTTCCTTTTATGGCCTCCGCACAACCACCCAAACAAAAGACAAACGACCACACATCAAACAGGGAAGCGACCAAATGACCCTTCAGAATATCCCGTCCGTAATGGACTTAATCAACGATGGTTCTGCGATTGCGGAACTTGACCTTGAGACGATTGGCCTCCTGCTGGAAGACGCAAAGGCGCTTAGCGCGTCTGCGACTGGCGTAAGCCGCGCACTTCAGGGGGAGGTAGAGCATCGGCTTAAGGACCAGATTCAGGCCGCGTATCTGCGTGAGGCCAAAGACACCGGCACGGTTCATGTCCAGGCCGAAGGGTGCGCTATCGAGGTGAGCCGACCTAAGAAGGTCGAGTGGGATCAAGCGGACCTCAAGGCTATCGCGGCTCGCATTGCCGAGGCTGGCGATGATCCGGCGGAATACATCGAAACGAATCTGGTCGTGACGGAGAAGCGCTATACGGCGTGGCCATCTTCGATCCAGAAACAGTTCGAACCGGCTCGCACCGTCAAGCCCGGTAACACCTCCATCAAAATCAAAGGAAACTGACCAATGAAGATCATTACGGCTGATGAGCGGGCGGCAGAGAAGGGTGGGGTTAAGGCCCTGATTCTCGGGCCTTATGGCGTGGGTAAGACCAGCCTTCTGCGCACTCTGGATGCAGAGCGCACTCTGTTCGTGGATGGCGAGGCCGGTGACCTTGCGGTGCAAGACGTGCGCTGCGACACCATTCGTCCGCTTGCCTGGCCGGAGTGTCGTGATCTGGCGGCGTTTATTGGCGGGCCTAATCCTGCCCTGCCAGACCATGCGCCGTACAGTGCAGCGCACTACGCCAATGTCGCTTCCGACTTCGACATGGACATGCTGGAAAAGTACGACACGATCTTTGTCGACTCCATCACCAAGCTGTCTCGCCTGTGCCTCCAGTGGTCGCAGCAACAGCCCGATGCTTTCAATGCACAGGGTAAGCAGGACATGCGCGGGGCCTACGGCCTCTTGGGTCGAGAGATGCTAGGCTTCATCACCCAGCTTCAGCACGCACGCGGAAAGAACGTCATCCTGACCTGCGCCATGGAACAGCATAAGGACGATTACGGTCGGATGATCTGGGAACCTCATATCGAGGGATCGAAGACAGGCCGTGAGCTTCCCGGCATCGTGGATGAGGTTATCTCCTACATCCTTGTGGACTTCGGCGATGGCAACACGACCCGCGCCTTCATCACAAACAAAGACAACGAACACGCGGTCCCTGCAAAGGATCGTTCGGGGCGTCTCGACCCTGTCGAAGAACCCCATCTCGGAAAACTGATTGCAAAGGCCAGCGATCAGCAACGCGGACGGAGCGGTATCCATACCGCCCTGCCGGAAACCCAAGCGGCCTAATCCTTTTAAAACGAAAGACCAAAGACCATGTTTGATTTCAACACAGCAGAAGAACAGCGCAGCGGCTTTAGCGGCTCGCTGATTCCAGAGGGCACGATTGCTATCGTGGTCGCTTCGATCCGTCCCGGTGGTAGTGGTGATGGCGGTTTGATCCGCAACGCGGACAGCGGCTCCTCCGGCCTGGACTTCGAGTTCACGATTCAGGGCGGCGATTACGACCGCCGCAAAATCTGGAACCTCTACACCATCGACGGCCACACCGAAGGCCAGCAGACCGCAGCCAAGATCAGCAAGTCCGCGCTTCGCGCCATGCTAGAAGCGGCTCGCAACATCCAGCCAAGCGATACGTCCGACAACGCCATGGCGGCGCGTAAGGTCGCATCCTACGCTGACTTCAACGGCCTCACCTTCCCGGTGGAAATTGGCATCGACACCGGACGGCTCAAGAATAAGGCCCACGGACCAGACAGTGAAAAGTGGCCGGACAAGAACATCATCCGCAGTATCATCACTCCGGATCAAGAGGGCTATCAGAACGTCGGTTCTACCGGCGCAAAGCCCTCTGCATCCAAGCCTGCTCAAGCTCCGGCTCAAGCCTCTGCCGGTAAGCCGACGTGGGCGCAGTAAGGAAGGCGAAGAAGGGGGAGGGATTCGTTCCTCCCCCGCCTAATCCGGAGGAACTACAGGCCGTCAAGGTTGCGGCGGAAAAACTAAGGGAGTTCTTTCCGGGACATGCTGCACCGGACTCTGTGGTTTACGCCATCGTCTCGGCGTGGATCGTGGAGCGGGTCAAGCTCTCGATTGGCCGTATTCTGTGCGGAGAGATCGCCTACAGCCTTGGCGATGCTCATCTGCGCGGGTCTCTGGAGGCTCTTCTCCCTCAGATCGGCTCACAGCTTTCGCATCTCCCAAGCGACAAGCCGTTCTTTGAACTGAGCAAGGAACAGGTGATTGATGTTCTGGCGATTGGCTTCCATGCTGGACATCATAGCGGGGCCTATTTCGACGACGAAATTCCCTTCCCCTGAAACACATTGACTAACTGCCCCGGCCCCTAAAGGGTCGGGGTTTTCTTTAAGAAAGAAAATGACCTCAAATGATCGACCTCAATTCACACCATGCGACCAAGGCCGCGACCGATGTCGCGATTAACCAAGTCCTCTTCACCTCCCTTCTCGACAAGCGCTCAAAGCAGGAGCGCCGCGCCTACGTTGGCGCATCCGGGATCGGCACGGAGTGCGAACGCCAGCTTCAGTACGAGTTCGCGGGCGCTCCCAAGGAAAGCGACTTCAAGCCCCTTACCCTGCGCAAGTTCGATTTCGGACACATGATTGAGGAACTTGCGCGATGCTGGTTTCAGGACGCGGGCTTTAAACTTGTGCAGAAAAGCGAGAAGACCGGCAAGCCATTCCGGTTCGTGCAGATGGACGGAGACTTCAGCGGAGAGCCGGACGGGGTCTTCATTGGCGGGCCGGAAATCCCCGGCCTGTCCTATCCGGCTATGTGGGAGCACAAGGCCGTAGGCGTCAAAACATTCAAAGAGATCAAGCGTGACGGCCTAAAGAAAGCCCGTCCCAAATACTGGTCGCAAATCCACACCTGCATGGCATATCTGGAACTACGCCAAACCGTCTTCACTGTCACCAATCTGGACGATGGGGAGCAACTGCACCTCGTCTATGATCTGGACGCGGGCGAGGCGCAGCGCATGACGGACCGGGCTGTACGGGTCATCGAGTCCACGCGCAACGAGGAACTTTTGCCCAGGCCATTCGCGACACGGGACCATTTCGTCTGCCGGTTTTGCAGCTTCCCCGAACGCTGCTGGAAGGGCGTCTAGATGCTCGATTTCAACGATGCTCCGCAGTTCCAGGTCATCAACCCCGATGATTGGGATAGGCGCGTGGAGACTTTGCGCCAAGCGCTTCAGGCGTCTGCACAGGACGTTATCAGACACGTTCTCCCGCGCGCCCATATAACGGCCAAGGAAGCCCGTGTCGGTAATGTGCAGGGCGACGCAGGCGAAAGCCTGTCCATCGCCCTCACCGGCCCGGAAACGGGCCTCTGGATGGATCATGCGACAGGAGAAGCGGGCGACCTTATCGATCTGTGGCGTCAGTCCAGCAACATGTCTTTTAGGGACACGGTTGAAGACCTGGAGCGCTTCTGCGGTCTCTCAAGCGCCCCGCGCTTTACGTCCAAGGTCCACACGATAGGCGAACAGCGCAAAGCCATCGTCGCCACTGAGCCCAAGGTCACGCGTGCGCCTCTCGGATCGCCCTCTCAGGTCTGGACCTATCTGGCTCTCGACGGGGAAACCAAACTTGCACAGGTCCGACGCTACGAACTGCCAAACAACGAGAAGACTTATCTTCCCTTCCTGCCGTCTGGCGCTTCGGGGATGCCAGACCCGCGCCCTCTCTATCGCCTGCCAGAGATCAGGGCGGCGGAAACAGTCGTTTTCTGCGAGGGCGAGAAATGCGCGGATGCGCTCGCTTCGCTTGGTATCGAATCCACTAGCGCCATGGGCGGCTCCAATACCTCTATCAACAAGACCGATTGGTCACCGCTCGCCGGTAAGAGAATCATCCTTTGGCCGGACAACGATAAAACCGGCCTTGAGTTTATGGACAGGGTTAAGCCGGTTCTGGAGGGGATCGGTTGCGATGTGCGAACAATCGACATTCCGAAAGGCAAACCGCCAAAGTGGGATGCCGCAGACGCAGTCGCAGAAGGATTCGACGTTCAGGCCTTCATCTCGCCGCAAGCGGGGCAGGCCAAACCTCTTAAGTATCGCCTGCTGGACGTCGATGCGTTGGAGAACCTGGAGCCCGTCGAATGGCTCATAGATGGCGCTGTGCCGGTCTCTGGCTTTGCTGGCCTCTACGGGCCTTCAGGAGGCCTGAAATCCTTTGCGGCGGTGGATATGGCCCTGCACATCGCTACGGGCCGTGAGTGGAACGGAAAAGCAGTTAAACAGGGCTGTGTGGTCTATATCGCGGGCGAGGGCCAGCGAGGCATGGCGAAGCGTGTCATGGGCTGGCGCAGGGCCTTCCCGGAGGCAGGACGTCCAGACTTCCACATGCTTCCATCATCCGTCTCTATCTCATTAGACGATGATCTGACTGAAGTTGCCCGCACCCTCGACTCCCTGCCTATCAAGCCCGTTCTTATCGTAATCGATACGCTGGCGCGGAACTTCGGCCCTGGAGACGAGAACAGCCAGAAAGATATGGGCGCGTTCATTCGAGGTATCGACGCCCTTATAGAACACACCAAATCCGCCGTCATGGTCGTTCACCACACTGGTAAGGACGTGGACAAGGGCGAGCGCGGTTCATCTTCTTTCCGTGGGGCGGTCGATTCCCTCATCTTCTGCAAGCGCACCGACAAGCGTCTGGAGCTTATCAATGAGGCTCCTTACGGCAAGCAAAAGGACGCTGAAGAGTTCGAAACGATCCGTCTTCTGGCCAAGGGTTTCGCCTTTCCGCATCGCGGAGAAGTGGAAGGAACCCTCATTCTTTATCCCGATGATTCGCCTGTTAACGAGCGTCAAGAGGATGAGAATGCGCCTCGTCAAAGCCCTATGGGAGCAAACCAAAAGGCCATCATGAGCGCCCTTAAGAAGGCCGGAAACGACTCGCTTGGCTTCACCAGACTTGCTGCAATGAGCAATCTAAACGGCTCAAAACTCAGCCAGGCCATCAAGCCTCTGGTCGAAAAAGGACTGGTTGGAGAGGTCGGTGAAGAGGGTCAAAAGAGGTGGCATTTGATAGTGTGATCTAGTGTGATTTCACATGTGATTTCACACTGCCCAGATTGGTGTGATTTGAGGTGTGAAAACAAACACCCCCGTAAGGGGGGTTTTCACCACCGATCACACTACCCCGATTTTTTACACGTTTTTGGTTTTTGCGTTTCACACTAGTCGAGGAGAATGAAGATGGACGGAACTTGCGATTTCCCACGCTGCACGAAGGACGCGACCGAGGAGTTTCTAAGCGGACCCGATCAGGGCAAGGAGTTTTGCGCGAAGCATGTTGATTTCGTCTCGCGCCGACCCCTTGCCAACCCGCCCGCATCCGTGGATAATCCTGCGCTATGAACATCCTGATCCTCGCCTTCATCGTCCTGATCGTGGCCGCACTCGTGTGCTGGCTGATCCAGTCCGCCCCGATGATCTCGCCCAACTTCAAGTGGGCGCTACAGGCCATCGCGATCCTGATCGCCGTGCTGGTGATCCTCCATCGTGCGGGTCTTGCTTCGCTGTGACCACCGAGATCAAATCCCTGGCTGCGCGTGTCCTGCCGAACGGGATCGCGACAGAGGACGAGATCAAACAACTCGCGGCCTATGTCCTCGGCGACTTCGATGATCGTCGCACCTCGGACACGGACCTGATCGATATTCCGGGAGACTACGCCTCGTGACTGCCTGCGACCCCGCCCAGCAGTTCTACGCCAACCAGCCTTCGAGCCGTAAGATGCGCATGACGTTCCGCACCGATTACGGTGTCTTCGATGTAACCGACGTGATCCCAGAGGACGCGTCTCACGGTGACGAGAGCTTCCAGGACTGGAAGGCTGAGGCTGAGGTGTATATCGAGCGCGCCCATCATGAGGGTCGGTCTCACGGCGAGATCGAGGCTGGTCTGGCGAAGATTGCGTATCATGGGTGATTTGGGTAGGCCGTCAGACTACAGCGCTGAACTGGCCGCAGACATTTGTTCCAGGCTCGTAGAGGGGGAGTCTTTGCGGGCTGTTTGCCGTGACCCGAAAATGCCAGCACTCTCAAGCGTCATGCTCTGGCTGACAAAACACAATGATTTCTCGGAACAATACGCGAAGGCGACCGATGAACGTGCGGTCGGCATGTTTGAGGACATGTTCGATATTGCTGATGACGTAGTCGCCGATCCTGCCGAAGTTTCCAAGGCCAAGCTTCGTGTTGACACGCGCAAGTGGGCGCTGTCCCGCATGAACCCGAAAAAGTACGGTGACCGCGCCACCACCGTCCACGAAGACCCCAACGGCAACAATCCGTTCGCAAGCCTGATGGACGCGGTTACGGCTGGTGGGCGTCCGCGACCGGGTGGTGATTGACCCCCGCCCAGGTCATCGACCACTTCAAGGACCAGAAGTGGCGGCTGAACAGCCTCTACTGGATCACGGACAAGGAGGGTAAGCGCGTCAAGTTCCAGATGACGTGGGCGCAGGCCCAGCTTTTGGATGAGATGCACTTCCTCAACGTGATCCTTAAGGCCCGTCAGCTTGGGTTCACGACTTTCATCCAGATTTACATGCTGGATATGGCGGTGTTCTATCCGGACACCCGCTGCGGTGTCATCGCCCACACCCTGCCCGATGCGGAGGCGATCTTCCGGGACAAGATCAAGTTCCCGTATGACAACCTGCCCGAGGGCATCAAGAACACGACGCAGATCGTCAAGTCGAACACGTCCACGCTGGAACTCTCGAATAACAGTCTGATCCGCGTGGGGACGTCCCTGCGTTCCGGCACGCTGCAATACCTGCACGTCAGCGAGTTCGGAAAGATATGCGCCAAGTTCCCGGAGCGTGCGCGAGAGATCGTCACTGGCGCGCTCAATACCATCCAGGCGGGACAGGTGGCGTTCATCGAGTCCACTGCCGAGGGTCAGGAGGGAAGGTTCTATGACTTGTGCGAAGAGGCTCAGGCCAAACAGCGCCGGGGCGAGACGCTGTCTGAGCTTGACTGGAAGTTTCACTTTTATCCGTGGTGGAAAGAGCCCGCCTATCGCCTCGACAGCCCTGTGACCGTCCCGCCGTCGCTGGAGCGGTATTTCACCGTTCTGCAAGACGAGGCCGGTATCACCCTCGATCCGTTCCAGAAGGCGTGGTACGTCAAGAAGGCGGAACTACAGGGCGAGGACATGAAGCGTGAGTATCCTGCGACCCCCAAGGAGGCTTTCGAGGCGGCTGTGGAGGGGGCTTACTATTCCTCTCAAATGGCCCTTGCAGAGCGCGAAGACCGTATCACCCGCGTCCCGTACGAATCAGCCCTCAAGGTCGAGACCTGGTGGGACCTTGGCATGAACGACGACATGTCGATCTGGTTTATCCAGAGACATCGCCGCGAGATCAGGGTGATCGATCACTACGCGAACAACGGCGAGGGTCTGGCACATTACGCCAAGGTGGTTGCCGACAAGCCGTACGTGTACGAGCGCCATATCATGCCGCACGACGTTCAGGTGCGCGATCTGAGCGAGACGAACGGGAAATCCCGCAAGGAGGTCGCTGAGGGGCTGGGGATAAAACCTATCCTCGTCGCGCCCAAGCTGGAGGTCAGCGACGGCATCGAGGCGGTGCGCAACCTGCTGGGCCGGTGCTGGTTCGATGAGCAGAAATGCGCCAACGGAATCCGCAGCCTAAAGAACTACCGCAAGGAGTGGGACGATAATCGGGGCGTCTGGCGCGACCGTCCACGTCACGACGTGTTCTCGCACGACGCGGACTCGTTCAGGACAGGCGCTGTCGCCCCGGAGCCTGTGTCGTTTGGATCGGGGAAGATGGCGCTTCCGAGGATTGGTGCGGTATGATCTGGGATCGCTATGAGGCCGCCATCCTACGCTTTGGGCGGTCCAAGTGGTCAACTGTGCTGTTGCTGGCCTATAGCGTCGTTTGGCTTGGCTGGTGCTGGTGGGCGAAAGAGGCCCCAGGCTTCGACGGGATCATAACGATCATCCTTGGCGAGATCGCATTGGCTACCCTCAGGAGGAAGTGATTCCGGGCGGCCACTGTCTATGGCGCATAACCAAAATCGTGCTATAGACGGAAAAGCATAGGGGTTATTTTCGATGGCTGGCGGTCTGATTTATCTTCCCATTCCGGGCGACACTCTGGGGAACGAATCCCCGGTCAGCGCCACGAACCCGCTGCCGACCACGTCAACGGCGGCTCCCTCGTCTGCCGCTACGTCCGCTGTCAGTTCGGCTCAAACCACCGTCGCAGCCGGGTCTCTGATCGCCAAGGCCAGCGCCGGTAACCTGTACGGCGTCAATGCTACCTCGGGCGCATCGGCGGGCTATCTGCTGATCTATGACTCGGCCACCGTTCCCGCTGACGGAACGACGACCCCGAAGAAGACCTACGTCATGGCGGCAAACTCTACGATTGCCTTCGACTTCGACATGCCCGTGCGCATGGCCAGCGGGATCGTTCTGGTCTTCTCGACCACAGGGCCGTTCGCCAAGGCTATCAGCGCCACCGCGTTTCTTGCGGCGGACTTTGTCTGATGGGGGGTATTTATTCCGGTGATTTTGTCACCGTTGCTCAGTTGCCGCCTACTTCGTTCGTAAGCCCGACCCCCATGACGGTCGCGGCTCTGCTGGCGACTTACCCAGCGGGCGCGGCATATCTCGGAAAGTACGCTCGCGTTACCGATCTGTACGGTTCTGCCGACGAGGTCATGCGGTGTTCGTCCAACGGCTCCACCTACTATTGGCGTCCGCAACGCTCCGACTATGCCGTGGACATGAACAGCACAGGCGGCGCAGTGTCTCTGGTTCCTCTGGTCACAGCGCCGCAAATCTTCCTCACGGCGAACACGCTGACGAACATGACGATCACGCCATCAGCCGTTAATGCCTATCCAGGTCAGCAGTTCACTGTGACCATGACGGGCGTTATCGGTGCTCTTCTGGGCGTTAGCCTGCAAGGACTAATCGGCTCCAGCGTGCCGCTTCTGACGGGCGCGACGAAAGTTCTGACCTACACTGCCGCAGGCTGGAGGCCTGAGTGATGGAATATCAATTCGATTGTTATGTGGTTCGCGTAACTAATCAGCCAGATTATGCGCCGCCGCAATCGGCTGTCGCTGTGTACCTCGGCGAGACCTACATTGAGGGCTTCACCGTTGCGCACGGTACGCCAACATACACCGTCATCAGCCTGATTCTGGCGCTCATCGCTACGCTCCCCGTGTGTCCGTCTTAAATGGCCAAGACCCCCGTCAAAACGGACGCTGACAGCCAGCTTCTCGCGACACTGGCGAACGAAAGGGCGAACTCGCTCGGATTCGACCAAGACGCCACCCTGACCAAGGCGCGCGAGAAGGCCCTGAACTACTACAAGGGCAAGATGGACGACGTGTCGCACCTTGATGGGCGCTCGTCTGCTGTCAGTACGGACGTCTCCGACGCTATCGAGACAATCCTGCCTGATCTGGTCGAAATCTTCACTGCCGAGGACGTGGCCGCGTTCATGCCGCGCGGCGAAGAAGACGAGGACGCGGCTGAACAGGAAACCGACTACATAAACCACGTTTTCTTCAACGAAAACGACGGTTTCATGATCCTCTATACCGCGATCAAGGATGCCCTGCTGACGAAAACGGGCATCTTCAAGTGGTGGTCGGAGGAGATTGACGAGTCAGAGGACTTCACCGGCAAGGCCGAGGAAGAGGCTGTCGCGGCGCTGGAGGCCAATCCAGACGGGATGACCGACCAGAAGCGGGCCGAGGACGGCACATGGTCGTTCACGATCCGCAAGAAGGGCAAGCGCGCTCGCGTGGCTGCCGTCGCTCCCGAAGACTTCACCGTCAGCCGGGACACGATCTCGCTACGGGACACGCCGTATTGCGCGCACCGAGCCCGTAAGCGGGTCTATGAGTTGCTAGCCGAGGGATACCCGCGCGCCAAGATCGAGAAGTTCCAGTCGTACGGGCTGCAAGACGGTGAAATCGAACGTGCACGGGATACGGCAGGCGAAGACGATGAGGGGACGGGTGGAACGGGGGATCGTCGCCTGGTCGAGGTTGTCGAGCACTACTTGAAGACCGAAAAGGGCTATACGCGCGCCCTGACCGATGCGTCTGAATCGGTGCTGCTGGAACGCGAAGAGGTCAAGTCCAACCGTTTCTCGGCGATTACGCCATACATCACCACGCACCGGTTCTACGGGGAGTCGGTGGCGGATCGGTTGCTGGAAATCCAGAAAATCCGCACGGCTATCACCCGAATGGCGCTGGACGCCGGGTATTTCGCCCTCAATGGCCGTTCGTACATCGATATGACCAAGGTCAACGAGTGGACGATCCCCGACTACCTGAACAACGCGCCTAACATGCCGATCCGGGGGAACGGCCCCGACGCCGTAACCCCTCTGGCGTCTGCTGGTTTGGGTTTCGATCCGTTCGGCGCGCTGGAATATTTCTCGACGCAGGCCGAACAGCGCACCGGGATCGTCCGCAACGCTCAAGGCCTGAACCCCGACACGCTGCACGACACCGCCAAGGGTGCACTGGCGATGATGGACACTGCGCAGAAGCGTATTCGTCTGATCGCCCGTATTCTGGCCGAGACCGGCGTCAAGGACATGTTCCTCGGCCTGCACGCCCTGATTCGCGAGAATTCGTCTGGGCCGTCTATGGCGCGTCTGCGGAACAAGTGGGTGAAGATCGACCCGACCTCGTGGGGTAGCCGGTCGGACATGACGATTGAGATCGGCGTTGGGGCTTCCGGCAAGGAGGCGCAGATGCTCATGCTGCAACAGGGGCTACAGGTTCAGGAGACCATCGTAGCGGCGCAAGGCGGCGCAAGTGGCCCGTTGGTCAAGCCAGCCAATGTCTACAATCTGACCAAGAAGTTCTTTGAAAAGGGCCTCGGGTTCAAGAACGCGGACCTGTACCTGACCGATCCTAACGCGCCTCCGAAGCCCGGTGATCCGCCGCCAGAACCCCCCGCACCCGATCCCAAGCTGGTCGAGGCCGAGGGCAAGATGGCCATGGCGCAGGCCGAGTTTGAGGGGCGTCAGGCTCTCGCTGCACAGGAGCTTGAGGGAAAGATGATGCTTGCTCAGGCCGATCAGCAGATGCGTGCGCAGGAGATGGCCGCGCGGCTTGATATGGAGCGCGAGAAGAATCTGGCGAAGGCCGAGGATGACCGGGCTGCGGCTGAGCTGAACGCGCAACTGAAGCGCGATGAGGCTGCTGCGTCCATCCAGGCCAAGCGCGACCAGGTGGCGGGCGAACTTCAGTTGAAGCGCGAGCAGATCGATGCGGAACTGCTGCTGAAGCGTGAGCAGATCGCTGCCGAGATCGAATTGAAGCGTCAGGGAATCATCGTTGACGCACAGGTGTCCACTGCTACGGCGGATGTCGAGACCGGAGGGGCTGGGGGATGAGTGAAGTTGTAAGGCTGGTTCCTGAAACCGCGTCAGAGGATTGGCGATGCGCCGCCGACGAGGTTCTTGAAGCCGCCAAGGGCCGCAACTGGCACCGCCTTATGGTTATTGGTGAGTTGGAGGACGAGGACGGCGTTTACATCACTGGCACCGCGAACGCTGGTGAGACGCTGATTCTGATGGAACGCGCGAAAATGGACATCATCGGGCGATGAGTAACACCGACACAGCCCGCCTTGGTCGCGACGCCGCTGCGGTCAAGCCCGTTCTCGACCGCGCGATGTCCGATTTGCGCGCCGAACTGAACCGGACACTGATGGCGCTACCCATCAATTCAGAACACGTCCTGACGACCCACGCAGCCTTGATTATGATCAACAAGGTCGAGGCCGCCATAAACGGAATTGTGGGTAGTGGCCTTATTGCAAAAGATGCGCTAATAAAGGCGAACATCATCACAGGTGAACAATGAGCGACGCTTCCTATTCGATTGACGAGGCCGTTTCCGTTCTGACGGACGCTGAAACCATCGATAGCGCGCCTGACCCTGTCGAAACCGTCGAGAATGCGCCTGAAGGGGCTGCTGACGACGGTGAACAAGTTTCTGACGGTGACCAGCCGTCAGATGTCGAAGCAGCCGAAGGGCCAGCGGAAGACAAAGAAGGAGACGTTGAGACACCGGCAACGGTAGTCGAGGCTCCGAGTTTCTGGTCTGCGGAAGGCAAGGCGTTGTTCGCGACGCTGACACCGGAAGCGCAAGCGGCGATCCTGGCTGAGGAAAACTCGGTCAAGACCCTGACGGCGAAGAAGCTGGAGGGGACTGCTGCGGAGCGTAAGGCGGCACAGGCCGAGAAAGCGAAGTTCACGGAACTGACGACGCGTATGGCGGAGGCGGCTGACAAGGCCGAATCCACCTTTGCGAGCCGTTGGGACGGGATTACGCCGGAAGCATGGGCGGCCCTCGCAGAATCCGACCCCGGAAAATACACAGCCCTTCGTGCGAAGTTCGACGTTGAGCAGCAAGCGACTCAGCAGGCCCGTTCTGCCAGAGAAGCCGCCGCGCAGGCCGAGCACCAGGAATGGCTGACTGAGCAAAAGGAAGCGTTGACCACGCTCTGTCCCGCCCTTGTCGATCCAGTCGAAGGAGAGAAAAACCTGCGGGAACTCTCCGAGTATCTGGTGAAGCAGGGCGTAGAGCCTGATCAGCTTCCACACGTCGGCGCACGTGAGATGAGCATCGCTCGCAAGGCCATGCTTTACGACGCCGGTGTGCAGAAACTTGCTCAACCTCGTCCACCCGTTCCGACGCGTCCCGGTCTGAAGCCTTCGGCGGCAGACGGCGCGACATCCCAACAACGAACGTCCGCTGCCGCGATGGGCCGACTCCAGAAGTCCGGTTCGATTGACGACGCGGTGGACGTTCTCCTCGCAAGGAAACAAGGCTAATGGCCGCTCCCGCCAATCTGGTCACCACGCTCAACACCGTTGGACAGCGTGAAGACCTCGAAGACGTGATCTATCGCGTCGCCCCTGAAAAGACCCCATTCATCTCGTCCATCGGCAAGGTGAAGGTCAAGGCTCGCTACCACGAATGGCAGGTCGAAGACCTGGCGACTCCGAACCCGGAAAACGCCAAGCTGGAAGGTGACGAGGCCACGCTTGAGGCCGGTAACCAGCCCCAGCGCGTCGGCAACTACTGCCAAATCTTCAGCAAGACCGTGGGCGTTTCGCGTACGGACGACGTTGTCGATCTGGCTGGCCGCGACAAGGAATCGACCCGTCAGACCGTCATCAAGGGGATCGAAATTCGTCGCGACATGGAGGCCGCGTTCCTCCAGAACCGGGCCTCGCAGAACGAATCCGGCGCTAACCCGCGTAAGGCCGCTGGTGCGCTGGCGTGGCTGACCACGAACGTCTCGCGTGGTGCCGGTGGCGCTAACGGTGGTTTCTCCGCCGGTATCGTCGCTGCTGCTACCAACGGTACGCAACGGACCTTCACCGAGGCCCTGTTCAAGACCGTCATGGCGCTTTCGTTCACCAATGGTGCGTCGCCTTCCATCGCCATGGTGGGCGCAACGACCAAGCAGCAGTTCTCGGCTTTCACCGGTATTGCTTCCATCCGAGCTGACGTGAAGGGCCGCAATCAGGCCACCATCATCTCGGGCGCTGACTACTACGTCTCGGACTTTGGCACCGTCGCCATTGTCCCACACCCGTATGCTCTGAGCCGCGACTGCTTCGTCTACGACCCCGACTATTGGGCCGTGGGTACGCTGGACGGTTTCCAGAAGAGCGAACTGGCCAAGACCGGCGACTCCACCAAGTGGCTGATGACCCACGAGGCTACTCTGGTCGCCAAGAACCAGAAGAGCTCCGGAGTCGTAGCCGATCTATTGTAAGTCGGTATTTGACTCAGTAGACTTTACTGGATAGTCTGCCCTCTCCACCACTACGGAGAGGGCAGATGAAGCCAAGACGAGTTTGTACGATTGAGGGGTGTGATAACACCCAAAATGGCCAAGGCCTCTGTGTTGGGCACCAATACCGCCTTAAAAAGTATGGCAGCCCCCACATTTGCCCTCGCGGCCATGCCCCGCCTGAAGAGCGTTTTTTCAGGAGGGTCGAGAAGTCAGACGGTTGCTGGATGTGGACTGGAACCAAAGCGCCTAATGGTTATGGGCGCTTCCAATCCGGAGGAAAAGGGTCGCCTCATCTTGGTGCTCACCGCTTCTCCTACGAGATGCACAAGGGAAAGATACCCGAAGGCATGGTCGTGATGCACTCCTGTGACACTCCAGCTTGCGTCAACCCGGATCATCTTTCGGTAGGAACACATAAGGAAAACACCGCAGACATGATCCAAAAGGGTCGAAAAGCTCCCTTTGTAAACTACGGTGAGCGAAGCGGAGCCGCTGTTCTCACCGAAGAAAAAGTGCGCTATATTCGGTCATCGCCACTGAGGAATGTGGACTTAGCGGCAGAGTTAGGCGTTGTACCATCCGTGGTGCACGCCGTAAGGCACCGCAAGACTTGGCGTCACGTAACTTAACCGAAGGAATAAAATCATGGAAGACCAACCCACCGGCACTCTCGCCGCTCCGAACACCCCTCCTGAGAAAAAGCCCGCCTCGGGCGCTCTGGAACCCGGCATGTCGAAGCCGATCACCAACACTACGATTGACCGCAACCGCAAGGACGAGGCCAACCAGCGTGCCGAACGTGCTCAGGAAACTGAAGAAGACGTGCAGACGGTGAACAAGGACGGCACTCCCAAGTCGCTGAAGGCCAAGCTGAAAGACCCGGTCCTGTGCCGGATCACCAAGGCAGGCCACGGCCAGGTATTCACTGGCGATCCTGGCTCGCCTACCGCCGCCTTCGAGAAGGGCGACATCATCGAGCTTGAGCGTGAGAACGCTGAAGAGCTTGAGCGTCGTCACTTTGTTGAAGTCGAGGACTAATGTCCTACCTTCTCCTGCCGCCAGAGTTTGTGGGTGACAGGGCGCACTTCTGGACGGAGACTGCTGGCGGTTACGCTGTGGTCTCCGTTCAGGACGTGTCGCACGCGCTTGAGGCCAACCGCGACATGCGCCTGACGAACGACGGTTATTCCGAAGACAAGTCAGCCAAGCGCGTCGCCCACGTGCCTCAGTCTATCCGCGACAAGTGGCTTCAGGAGGAAGGATGGGATGCGTATCGCCCTGATCTGTACCCTGAGAAGCTTGCGGAGAAATTCAATGACCCCGATTGGTTCTTTCTGCGAACCGCTGAAGGGGTCATGTCCGCCAAGAGTGGAATCCTGCGCTAATGCCCCTCTCGACATATCAGGAACTCCAGGAAGCCATCGTCAAGACCGCGAACCGCGAGACTGACGCCGGTTTTCGTGCGGCTGTTCCTGATCTGATTGCGTTGGCAGAGGCCGAAATGCGCCGTGATGTCCGTGCGCGCGCCGAAACCCAGACCGAAGACATCTCGATTGATGAGGACAGCTACGCGCTGCCTTGCGGGTTCGATGGGATCGTTTCGATCAACGGGCGCGGCGGTTATCGCACGATCAACTATGTATCGTCCGATACGATGGATAACATCGCCCATCCGACGGCCAACAGTTATACGATCTCGGGCGGGATGATCTATTTCAGCCGCGCTCCGGGCGACATCCGTATGCGGTATATGGCCCTGTTTACGCCGTTGAGCACTCGCACGCGCTGTAACTGGATTCTGATGAAGCATCCTGACGCCTACCTGTACGGAGCGCTGAAGCACGCTGCGCCGTATCTGGAGGATGACAGCCGGATTGGCGTATGGGGCGGCCTGTATGCGAACGCAGTCGAGGCGATCAACAAACAGGCCATCGCTCAGCAGTTCGGCGGCCCGCTGAAGATGCAGTCTGACCGCGTCGATGGTCTGTCGGGTTACACGCGCTCAACCTCGTTCATCTTCCCGGTGCAGGACTCCGATCCCGTCCCGTTCAACTACGCAGAAGAGGTTTCGCCTTAATGGCTACCCCGCCTCCTCCTGGTATCGCTGCCGAGAGCCTGTCCGTCTTCAACGGCTTCCGGGCTGTCGATACGCGTCTGGACGCCATGCAGGCCGAAATCGACGCTGGCGGCGGTGGCGGTGTCAGCCCGCCGTTCCCCATCAGCTATACGACGGGCCTTCAGACCGCGCTGGACGGTAAACAGCCGCTTGACGCTGATCTGACGGCTATCGCGGCCCTGAGCGGGTCCAATGTCCTGATCTATCGCGCGGGAGACGGTTCATGGGGTCCTGTGACTGTTGCGGGGTCTCTGACGTTCTCCGGCGGTATCCTTACCGGTACGGGTGGCGGGTCAGGCGGCGGCGATGTTTACGGCCCCGCTACGAACACCGCCGATTATCTTCCTCAGTGGAACGGCGCGAACTCAAAGACCCTCAAGAATGGGCGCGCGATTGGCGTGGCCAGTGCGACCGACATCCCGGATCGTGCGGCTGCGGATACGCGTTATCAGCCTGTGGGTTCCTACGCCACGCTGGCCTCGCCCACGTTCACAGGCACACCGGCGGCACCTACCGCTACGGCTGGGACCAGCACCACCCAACTGGCGACGACGGCGTTCGTAACGACGGCAGACAATCTGAAGGCTCCGATTGCGTCCCCGACGTTCACCGGGACACCCGCCGCTCCGACTGCGACCGCAGGCACGTCAACGACGCAGCTTGCGACAACCGCTTTCGTGACCACAGCGGATAACCTGAAAGCCCCGCTGGCGTCTCCCGCCCTGACGGGAACGCCCACGGCCCCTACGGCGTCCAACGGTACGAACACGACGCAGATCGCCACGACAGCTTTCGTTCTGGCCAATGCAGGTGGTGGCGGGGGTGGCGCGCCTCTGGGGAACTACACCGCGACCACGGCTCCGACCGTCAACGATGACAGTGCTGACGGCTATGAAGTCGGATCGCGCTGGTTCAACACTGTAACTAGCCAGATGTGGACAGCGCGAGTCGTTACGGTGGGCGCGGCAGTCTGGGTGCTTGAAGACCTCGCTGATCACCCCGGATATATCTCCGGGAACTGGTATCACGGAAACACGGGCGTCGCCCTTGCGAACGGCGCAGCTCTCACCGCGAATACGGTTCGCATGATCCCGTTTGTCTTTAAGACCAGGGTTACGATTTCCGCCCTCGCAACGCGCATCACGACCGCATCGTCTGGCGGGAACATCCAGCTTGCCATTTACGACCACAACTCGGCTACCGGGTTCCCGACCGGCCTTGCACGAGCGACAACCGCGAGCATCAGCACCACCGCCACGGGGCCTCAGCCTTCGACGGGCGCTCCTCTTGTTGCAGGGGACACCACGTTTGAGGCCGGAATTTACTGGCTGGCCGTGAACTCTGACAACAGCACTGTGATCTGTCAGGTATACTCCACGGCTCAGGTCGTGGCGGGGTATATGATTGGCTCGCCTGCTTTGTCTGACGTCACAGGCGCAGGAACGACCGGGACGCTCGCCCTGTCGGTCGCAACGCAGACGTTTGGAACGTGGAACGACCTCACCTCCGCAACCTTCACGCGGATCGGCTCTAACGGATACACCATCCCTATTTTCAAGGTTGCATGATCATGACCCAAGTTATCGTTGAAATCCCCACTATGGGTATCGTTTCCGGTCTTGGCCGTTGGGGGCAGGAAGAGGCGATCTTTGCCGCCATTCTTGACGACGCCGAACTGATGGCGTTTTTCACTTCGCCAACTATCATGTCGAATGATCCGGTTTTGCCGCTGATCTGCTCGAATACGAGCGTCACCGTAAACGAGCTTATCGGCCCGTTCGGCGGCCACGAAGACTAGACATGAAGCACGCCGCCATCATCGTTCTAATGTTCCCGTTCGTGGGTATCTGCTGGCTGAGCGATCTGCTGTTCGGAACCTATCGTGAAGGTCCGAAAGCGCGTATTGCTGGCCTGTTCCCGCGCCTCCTTAACGGAAAAGCCTGATGCCCGTTACCCCGACCTACAGTGGCGCGACTCCCACGAATAACGCCGATTTCGACACGTGGGGCGTCGAGCTTAACGACGCTCTTGGCGACATCAAGGTCGATCTGGACGCCTTAGCTGCGCAGGGTAACGCCAGCGAGACAGCAGCGACCGGCGCAGTGCAGAAAACCGGCAGCACGTCCACAGGAGATCAAGTCCTGGCTGATGTCGCTGCAACATCGCAGTTCTCTGCGGGGTTCCGTGGTTTGCCGGTCGTCTCGATCAATGCAGACAGAACCTTCCTGAACACCGATGCGGCGAAGATGATTCGTCTGTTCGGGTCTGATGCGCGCACGTGGACGATTCCGCCTAACGTGTTTCAGGTCGGTACGGCGATTGCGTTGCGGTCTTACAGCACGGCGAACCTGACGGTCGCGCGTGGGGCTGGAGTCACCCTGACTAACCCCGGAGCGAACATTAACGCCAACAAGACCCTGGCCAGCTTTGGTTTCGCGACTCTCGTTCAGGAAGATACCAATATCTGGATTCTGTCGGGAGTCGGCGTTTCGTGACCGGCGTAATCGCAGCAATAGCAGCCCAAGGCGCGGTTGTTTTTGCGACACCAAGTGTTTTGATGGCTACGGGGTCAGTCAGCCAGATAACCTCTGGCACGACTACCGTTACCCCCGCCGGGCAAACCTATTCGTGGTCTTATGTATCTGGAGATGCTTCCATTTTCGCGCTTTCTCCATCTTCTCAATCGACGGCTTTTCGCGCTAATGGCGTGCCTCCTTCAACAACCCTTTCCGCCATATGGCAATGCGCCGTTCCGGGGTATGGCCTGGCTTTTGTGGAAATAGAACTGACGCGCACCTGATGCTCATCAAATACCAGGTCCCGCCCGGAGTCTTCAAAACAGGCACGCGATACACCTCGCAGGGCCGGTTTTACGACGCCGATCTGTGGCGCTGGTTTGAGGGTACGCAACGACCCATCGGCGGTTGGCGAAAGAAGGCTACCGACCCCGTCACCGGAGCCGCACGAGCCATCCTGACGTGGATTGACAACTCCAACCAGACATGGACCTCAGTCGGCACGAACGAAGGCCTCTTTGTCTATTCGCGAGGCGGCGCACAATCGAACATTACGCCTGTCGGGTTCGTTCCGGGAAACGTGGACGCGACGACCGGCGGTGGTTATGGGCGCGGCCTTTATGGTCGCGGTCTGTATGGCACGCCTCGCCCTGACGATACGAATATTATCCCTGCACAGGTCTGGACGTTGGACACGTGGGGCGAGATCGAGATCGCCTGTGACGGCGACGTGATCTATGAGTGGGAATTGAATCCCGCCTCCCCCGCCACCGTTCTGACGGCAGGCGCACCGCCTGACGAGGCCGCTCCGTCTGCCGTGGCGATCTTCGTGACGGAAGAGGGCGCTATTGTCGCTCTGGGGGCCGCTGGAGACCCTCGCAAGGTCGAGTGGGCCGATCCTGAGGACCGCAACGCGTGGAAGCCCTCAGGGACGAATCTGGCGGGCGGTTTTCGTATCCAGTCCACGGGAAAACTTCAGTGCGGCAAGCGGGTGCGCGGCGGGTCGATCCTGCACACCGATGTCGATTGCCACGTGATGACATACAGCGCCGGTTCGCCCGATGTGTATGAGATCACGCGTCTGGCGTCTGGTTGCGGAATTGCCTCAAAACAGGCCGCTGCGGTCGTTGACAGCCGTGACTTCTGGATGGGGTCGAACCGGTTCTGGGTGTTCAACGGGTCTGTTGATCCGCTGGAATGCGATGTCGGAGACTACGTTTTCGGGGACATCAACACCGGCCAGATGTCCAAGGTCACGGCCATGCACAATAGCCAGTTCGGCGAGGTGACGTGGTATTACCCGTCAGCGTCATCCATCGAGAACAACCGATACGTGACGTATAACTATCGCGAGGAACACTGGACGATTGGCGCGATGGTCCGTCTGTGCGGGACAGACCGTGGCGTCGTGCAATACCCTCTGATGGTGGACCGGGACGGGTTCCTGTTTGAGCACGAAGTCGGGCAGGCCCGCGATGGTCGCTCGCCCTACGCCCTATCTGGTCCCGTTGAGATTGGAACGGGCGAAACGACCATGTCCGTTTATGGGATCATTCCTGACGAGGATTCGGTGGGTGATGTGGCAGTTTCGTTCACGACCGGCGACTGGACGATGTCGCCTGACTATGAGCAGGGGCCGTTCGCCCTGACCGCCAAAACCGATGTCCGGTTCAACGGTCGCCGCGTGTCGATCAAGATGATCGCTGATCCCGATATTGACTTCCGCGTTGGCGTGTTCCGGTTCAACGTCAAACCGGGGCCGTCGCGATGATCCTACCCAAGGCGTTTCCGAAATACGACGCGGTCAATGAGCAGGAGACCCGCGAGGCGCTCCAACAGGCTGACACCAAGAACGTCAAGAAAGGCGATACGATCTATCTTCGCCGCAACGAGCTTGTCGTGTCCGCGCCTGACGGCTCCCTGTGGGCGCTGAAGGTCGATAACGCGGGCGTCGTCACCACGGAGGCCCGTTCGTGAGCCTCAAGATGTGGATCGAGAGCGCGCTGAAGGAATCCGGCTGGACGTTCGACCAGATCATGGACGGCGTTCAATCGGGCGATTTCTTCCTGTTTGAGAATAAGGGAGGGTGTCTGGTTTGCGAGATCATATCGTCGCCACGCCACAAGGTTTTTCATTGTTTTGCGGCAGGGGGTGACCTGGAGTCTCTGCGCCCTCTGATTCTTGAGGCAGAGGCTTACGGACGGCTTGTCGGTTGCGATGCAGCAGGCGGAACCGGACGCACGGGATGGGTTCGCGCATTGCGAAATATGGGGTATACCGCTGCTGTTCCAGCGGTGGAAAAGGAACTGTAATTGTGTTCTCGATAGGCGGCAGCAAAAACAAGTCGAAACAGTCGTCTAACCAGACGACCAGTCAGACAGCCACGTCCACGCTCACGGACCAGTCGCGCAACCTGCTTGCGCAGCGGATGGCCGAGATTCAGGGACAGGAATACACTGCGTTCGACCCATCGCAAATCGATCAATACCTGAACCCGAACACTCAGGCGGTTATCGATGCGACATCGGCGGACATCGACGTCTCGCGCGGCGAAGAAGCGAACGCACAGCGTCAGGCCATGCTCGCGCGGGGTGCTTTGGGTTCGTCTGACCGTCGCGGGGTTCGCGAGGCCGAACTGACGGGGCGCTATGACCGGACCAAGGCGACCACCATCGCCGGTCTGCGTCAGCGCGCCTACGAGCAGGCGACTGGCGTTGCACAGGGCGAGAACACGAACAAGAACACGTTCAGCGCCAATGTTCAGGCGCAGATCAATCAGCTTCTGTCCCTGCTGGCGAACGACCGCGTGACGACCTCCAACGGGACGGCGAGCGGATCGGCAACAGGGTCTCAATCGGGTCTCAACTTCGGGTTCTCGAAATAATGGCAGGTCTTCTCTCCGCACAACTCATGCGACCGGGGCTGCTAGGAGGGCTTCCCGCGCAGCCGTCTCAGATCGCGCCTCTGGCAGGTCAGGTTTCGTCTCTGTTGGCGACGCCGGTTCCGACGGCTGCTGCGCCTGCACGGACGCGGGTTAATCCTTTGCGGGTGATTGATAACTTCCTGTTTGGGGAAGGGACGATTGGCGACTCTATCGACAAGGAGCGCTTGCGTCCCACGACAGAAGCAGCGGCGCGAGCGCGTCTTGCTACTCAACAGCGCTTGCTGGGGATGTTTGGTGGCGGCCCAACTCCGGCAGGAATCACACAAACAGCGGCAACCCCTGGCTTTACCGGAGCGCCGGTAGCGGCTACGGGCGGCGGCCTTCCTGCATGGAGCGATGCCGCTCCAGTTCTCGCGGCTGCACAATTGGCGGGAATCCCCGGCGTAGACGGACTGGTCGGCATTCTCGACAAGAGCCGCCCTGACGTTCAGGTCGGTCCTGACGGGACGACTTACGACGCAAATGATCCTCGCGCGCTCAACCGTCGCTTTGGTAAGTTCGAAAACATCAATGGCTTCGTGACGGACGTAAACAATCCGGACAATACAAACCTGTACCGCCCTGACCTCGCAGAAGGCCAGGAACCTGTCTATGATCAGGCCGGTCGCATTGTCGGCGTCCGAAACATTGATGGATCGGTTCTGGCTGAAGCGGAGCGCGTCAGGGCTGTTTCCGATGCTCAGGGAGCGTCACAGGCCAGTTATGCCGGGGCTATCTCCGGTGGACGGGCAGCGGGCGAAGCTCCCTATCAGATCGAGCGAATTGCAGGCCCTAACGGCGAAATCATCACTACGGATCGCGCCAGCCTTCTTGGCGGCGGGCCTATTCGCAGCCAGACCCCCGTTGATGCCGTTTTCGCAGAAGGCAACGCGCGCAATCAGGTGGGGGCTATCGAAGACGCCCGCACCCGCGCGTCTGCGGCCAACCGCATTCTTCCGCAACTTTCGAACATGGAAAAACTCCTGACGGATATTAACTCCGGGTACGGGGCCAATGTTCGCACCGGCGTTGACCGTGCCGTCGCTGCTCTTCCTCTGGGTCCGTTGAATGACGGCGCTCAGCGCCGAGCGTCTTCGACGCAAACATTCCAGGGCGAAGCGCGCCAAGTGGTGTCCGGCATCCTGCCGCTATTCGGCGCGAACCCGACTGAAGGTGAACGTCGATACGCTGAACAAATGTCAGGCGCGGATGTCACGTATACGCCGGAGGCCATTCGTGAGGGAATTCGCCTTGCTCGCGCGCGTGCGCAGCGTGAACAACAAAACTATGAACGCCTGAGGTCTGGCGGGCCTTCTGCCTCGCCTTCGCGCTCTGCCGTTCCTCCCCCGCCCCCCGGATTCGTACTGGACTAAGCATGGCGCAAACCGCGACCAATCCACAAACGGGCGAAAAGGTCGTTTTGCAAGACGGCCAATGGG